GTTGTTGGTGTACCGTTTGCTGTCATACCTGGTTGCATAGTTTGATATTCAACAAACTCTGTATTCGCAAGTATATCATCAGCATAACGAACATCAATAAATCTGATAATATTCTTATCTCTTTCAGGTCCAAAGAACCAACCTTTCATTGTAAAGTTTAATGTATATATTATACTTCTTCTTGTTGTGAATGCTTCTTCATAAACATCTTCACTTGTTACTCCAGATAAAATTAATGGAATATCAAGTGGTTCCAATCCGTCAATTAATCTTACAGTGCTTGTATGTTCTGGATTAAAGAACGGTAATATTTGTTCTAATATTTTAACAGCATCTTCATTATATTTTGCCATAATGTATAAACTGAATCCCATGTTATATGGAGTTCCTGCATACAGAAATTTGCGATATCCGCTTGCTTCATCAACTGCAGTCTTTCTTAATTTTCTTGTAGGAGCAACTTTTCTTTCAGTGTCATATGTAAACGATGTAAGTTCAAAAGCCATACGAGGTAATGTCATTGCGTATGGTTGTCCTGCCGAAGGATTACCAGATGCATCAGTGGAAGCTCCACCTAATAATGCAGGATCTTGGTCAAGACGAGCTAAAATCTTTTGATATGGTCCATAAGAAATAGGTACTATTTGTCTCTGATTAAGTGTACCATCAGTGCTTGTTCTTCTAACTTCTAATTGATTAAAATATGTACCAAATAAGGCAACATATTTGCGAATCGTAGAATTGTAAAAATAGTTTGCTATTGCCATTATGAGTCACTTATTTGTATGTTTTCACTAAACGGATCTACTTCTGAGAAATCAATAATACCATCTGCTTCAATTTCAAAGTTTAGGTTATTTGATAGATCATCAGTTTGTGCAAGTGCATTTAGTGTAACTGTATTAGAAACGTATACATCTGTATTGTAATCTGCAAAGTAATTATCAATTTCTGTTCGGCCTGTATTGAATCTTTGGTTGCTGTATTCAATCAATTCACATGTCATATCAAATACTTGAGTTTTACCCATTTGATAAAATACGCTTTCATGTTCAACGTATTTAATTTCAAAAATCTTTTCGTTTAATGGGAAGTAAATTAAATCGCCTTCTCTTGGACGAATAAGTTCAACAACCTCTCGAGTTACATATCTTTCAAATGTTCTATTCGCAACGGTAAGTGTTAATTGATCTCTGATTTGTAAACCGAACTTAGATAAGAAATCACCTTCACCTTCAAATCCTTCGTTATTTTTAACATAAACTTCAAATTCAAAAGTTTCATTATATTCTGGAAAATCGTCTTCATTAAAGATTACATCACGACCTTTAATTGCTCTACTAATGTAAATGACATCAACACCATACTGCTTGATAGATTCAATTACTAAATCGTCAATCAGTTCTTGTTCAGAAAATCTCTGATAGTTGTTGAAAAATACATTAGTTGCCATTACTTATCCAATATAGTTATAAGAGAGAGGTTGTAATTCGGATATTGCGTTTTCTTCCATTAATCTTCTCTCTTCTCTCGCATCGGAAAGTATTTGTTCTCCATTGAATGATACACCGCCTACAAGTTGCATACCTGTAAACTTAGTTAAGTTTGAACCCCACTGCTCTTTAACTAATGCAGTTGCGTAATTTTGTAACCAACGATCTGACCACACATCTGAATACGAAGCAGGATCAATTACATCGTATGCTTCAATAATGAGATACTCTCCTTCAGTTAATACACCTTTATCCATGTCAAGATGCAATCTATTAACGTGTTTATTATAACGAACCATTGGTTTACCTACAAGCATTTCTTGTAAGAATTCTAAATGACTCATTGACATATAATAATTTGTAATATTATAACCTGTGATATCTTCAAGATTATTTAAAACGAATTGATACTGAACATTAAAAATACCTGAACCTGTTGAAATACTTGACTGCATATCAAAGATGCCTGAAATACCAAGGATTGTTGTAGGCAAATCAATATAACCATTTGCTACATCATCTGCAGTAAGTTGGTGTTTTAAATAAATTAATTGACTACCGTTATAATGATAATCTCTCCAAAAATCAATCGCTTCATCAAGACGATCATCTACCTGTTCATCGGACACATTAATATCAATGACAGGTGCACCTAGCTTACGGAGTACCCATGCTTTGAATTCTTCTCTTGTTGTTGGTTGTGCCATTTTAATTGATTTCCATTAATTATTAATATTTATTCGGCTTATGGTTCAGCCTCAGCATCAGCCCTACAGTCAACTCTTATTTCCCATATTTTAGTATCATCATATCCAGATACACGTCCCCAAAATTCAACAATCCATGTACAATCTCTAATATTGTTTGCTACCGGTGCTGCGGACGCACTCGCACCCAAAAAGAGTTGAATATTATCACCGACGCTACTTGTTGTTAACCAAGTATCATTTACATAACTATTTGAATATGTTGAATATGAGCTAGAACTTCCAACCACTACGTTATTAGTCAATGTATATTTCATCTTAATAGCGGATGGTGTAAAACCATTAAGCGTAAATACATCTTGTGCATTATCAAATGCAGCAGTTGTTAAAGTAGAAGAGGTACCACCTACCTCATACCTAAGTACTGATTTAGTTGTAAAATCTCCACTCGCAAAAGAGCTATCGTCCCTGGCTTCAATTTCAAATCCCAAACTGCCTCTTCTCATTTTAAGTTCTATATATGCAGCTGTAGATGCAGAGTTAGATAAAGAAAAAGCAGTTGCCAAAGCATCGAGTCCAACTCCATCATCGGAATAACGAACATATTCTATTCCTCCGCCTGTTGGAATAGAATTACCTGAAACTCCGCCAGTACCTCCGGTTACTGATAATCCTGACATTGTGTTATAAGTATGTGTTGCCATTATGCTAACCCTGTCCATGTACATTGATAGTATCCGGTATCAAGAATATTTGAGCCACCAGAATCAGATGCAATTTCTATTTTTATTGTTCCTTCCGCGGCCCCATAGGTAAGAAGATCTCTTGAATCTCTAAACCACCATTTTCTTGTTGATGATAATGCATGCCATGTATTTAAAGCGGCAGAATCAGATGAAGGTGAAGTAGATGGAGTAAAGCCAGAATAAGAAGATGCTCGAATATAATATGTTGTGCTTGGTGTAATATTGTTCCATTGAACCGATGAATGTAAGTATCTTCCAGCACCACCTACATTATAAATGCTTTCATATTTGTAAATATTACCGTTAGCATCAAATTCCCAGCCCATTATCATATCATTGTTATTACTTGTTGCTCTATCAAAGAAAGTTTCTGGACTACTTGTAGTACCGCTCAATGAAACTGTTTCTGTTGGAGCTCCACCACCTGTTGCCGTAAACCCAACAGCATTTGCTCTTATTTCAGTTGCAGAAACACAAGTTGCATAAACTTGCCAATGCTGATAATCACCCCATGTAGGTTCTGTATTATCAGGCCAATTCCAAGAAGAAGGAAAAGTTGGTGTATAATAATTTGTAGATGTATCTAATAAGAGAATTGCTGATCTTCCTGCAGCCATACCAGATTCTGTAAATGTTGTTGCTGCAGTTAAAGTACATGTATGCATCGGTGTAGTAAAATTAACATTATCAGTTATTGCCACTGGAACCGCATGAAACCCAGTAAAAAAACCTGTAGCATCGGTAATGCTTTTTAATTTCAAAGAATCATTTATAACTTCTGTTCCTGATATTTTAATTGCCATTATTCTACACCTACGTCAAGCTTTCCAGCTAATCTATAAAACAGTTTTTTAATTTGTTCATTCTGTTCATCTTTATCATCATGTTCAGGAATTATATGATACGATTCCACTTGATTATTACTTGAATCTGTATGAACAACTTTTATTGTAATGTCTTTTCCAGTTTTTGCCATCTTACGATCCCCAGCTTGTTGCCACTGCTCTTATAGTACTTGAATCCCAACAAGTAAAAACAATTTGCCAATATCTTGCTCCAGTAAATGATGGTGTTGTATCATTTGCCCATTTAACATCTGTATCAAAAGTTGGTGTATATCCTGTAGAACTAATATCTAAAACAAGCATATGAGTTTTTCCAGCCGCTCGGTTTGTCATATTTGCATTTGCGAATGTTGTCGCTGCAGTTAATGTACACTTATTAAAAGTTTTATCAAAATCTATAGTACCTACTCCACCGCCTGGAGTTGTAAATGACAATGGATGAAAATTATTATATTGCCCTTCAGCACCAGTGATATTAGCAATCTCTCTAAGATTGTTTATTACTTCTGTTCCGCCTACTTTAATTGCCATATCTTATTCCTTAAA